GAATTTAGAGCAGACATTTTCCTAAAGCCCACCAAGTCTATCAACTATGTAACTCTTACATTCGTTGCTACTAGAACTGGGGTTAGCTTTGAAGAAGTGACTGGACGAGTTTAATTATAAACCCATTAACTTAAGGAGGATTTTCTAAAATGTCTACTTTACGCACAATCAACGGTTTTAAATCAGCCCTAAAAGGTGGTGGTGCTCGCCCTAATCTGTTTGAGGTTGAAATTCCAAGTTTTCCAAATTCCCTTAGTGGTATTTGGGGAACAGAGGAAAAAACATCCTTTAAATTTCTTTGTGATGCAACCTCAATGCCAGCATCAAATATTGATCCAATCAATATTCCTTTCAGGGGTCGTATTATGAAAGTGGCCGGAGACCGTACTATTGATATCTGGTCAGTAACCGTAATCAACGATGAGGACTTCAGGCTCCGTTCTGCATTTGAACTCTGGGCTAATCTAATCAACAAACTTGAAAATGCAACTGGTGCTACTTCACCAAATGCTTATATGGTTGATGCCTTGGTCCATCAACTTGGTCGGGGTTCTACTAGTTTTTCTGATACTGCTAGTACTGCCCAAAATAATAGTTCTCTTACTCCACTAAGAACCTATAAAATGTATGATATTTGGCCTTCCAATGTATCAGCAATTGATCTATCTTATGGAACCAACAATGAAATCGAGCGGTTTACTGTCGATTTCCAAGTAAACTGGTGGGAAGCCGGTAGTCCAGCAGATCAGGCAAACAGGCCAATTAAGTAACCTAAATAGGGTGATCTTAAAATTTAAATTATGGCAAAGTTATTTGGTTTCTCAATTAATGATCGCACCGAATTAACCCCAAGTACAATCTCCCCCGTTCCTCAAAATGCCGAGGACGGGGCAGATTATTATCTAACGTCTGGGTTTTTTGGCTCTTATGTTGATATTGAGGGTGTTTATAGAAACGAATTTGAATTAATCAAACGTTATCGAGAAATGGCACTTCACCCAGAGGTGGACGAGGCCATTGAAGATATTGTAAATGAGGCAATTGTTTCTGATACTTATGACAGTCCGGTTCAGATTGAATTGTCTAATCTAAATGCTAGTGATGGTATTAAGACAAAAATCAGAGAGGAATTTAAACACGTTCTAAAACTTCTTGATTTTGATAAAAAATGTCACGAGATTTATAGAAATTGGTATGTTGATGGTAGACTTTATTACCATAAGGTTATTGATCTTAAAAAACCAGAACTAGGAATTCAAGAACTTCGGTATATTGACAGCCTGAAGATGAGGTATATCCGAAAGGCCAAGCAAGATAAGAGTAATAATAGAATTCTTCAACACGATCCTAGAAATAATGATCCAATGACTTATAAGTTCCCCGAAATGGAGGAATATTTTCTTTATAGTCCAAGACCATCTTATCCAAATTCTGGAACCAATATTTCTTCAGCAAGAAATGATAATGATGGTGAAATTAAACTAGCCAAAGATAGTGTAACTTTTTGTACTTCTGGTCTGATTGATCGCAATAAAAATATTACTCTTTCTTATCTCAATAAGGCAATTAAATCTCTTAATCAACTTAGAATGATTGAGGATAGTATTGTAATTTATCGAATGGTTAGAGGGACCGAGAGAAGAATTTTCTATATTGATGTGGGTAATATGCCCAAAGTCAAGGCCGAGCAGTATCTCAGAGAAACAATGATGAGATACCGAAATAAGATGAATTATAATATTGAAACCGGAGAAGTTTCAAACGACAGAAGATTCCAGAGTCTTATGGATGATTATTGGCTTCCAAGACGAGAAGGTGGAAGAGGAACTGAGGTAACTACTCTCCCTGGATCACAGAATCTTGGAGAACTAACTGACCTTAATTATTTCCAGAGAAAACTTTATAAGTCATTGAATGTTCCGTCCTCAAGAATTGATGGTGAAAGTGGTTTTAACCTAGGTAGGTCTTCAGAAATTCTCAGAGACGAAGTTAAGTTTTCAAAGTTTGTGGGGAGACTTAGAAAACGATTCTCTAGGTTGTTTGTGGACCTCCTAAGAACTCAATTGATTCTTAAGAATATTATTACTCCAGAAGATTGGGCCGAGATGAGTGAGCATATTCAATTTGATTTCCTTTATGATAATCATTTTGCAGAACTCAAAGAATCTGAGCTTCTCACCGAAAGACTGAATATGGTCTCAATGGCCGAGCCTTATATTGGAAGATTTTATTCCCAGGATTATGTTAGAAGGAAAGTTCTTAGACAGACTGATGAAGAAATTGTTGAACAAGATGCTCTGATTCAAAAGGAAATTGAGACCGGAGTTATCCCAGATCCTTCTATTCCTATTGATCCAGAAACCGGGCAGCCTCTCGCAGAACCACCACCAGAGGAAATTGAAGGTGATATGGGTAAGGTTCCAACAGAACCAGAAGTCAAAACAAAGGCAGTAGAAATGCCAAAAGGTGGCGACATCTAAATAGTAGCAGTTCATTATAAACAACCATGGAAGAACTAATTAATGCCATTATTGAGGATGAATCTCCTTCTGCTATCAGCGATGCAATCAAAAATATTCTTTCTGTCAAGGCAGTAGAAAAAATTGATGAATACCGGCCAGAAGTTGCTGCTAGTATGTTTAACATAAATGAGTGATCTTTCAGATTTCTTTAAACTAGTATCTGAAGAAAAAAGAAAGGCCAAGGAGGAATTGGATGAATTAATATCCAATTCCTTTGAAGAATCTTTTGTTAAACCCCTAATCGAACAGAAATCTAGACCAAAAAAGAAGAAAAAAGAAGAGACATCTTTTGGTCAACCAACTCTCATTCAAAAATCCCTGGGGCTTCTTGCGGAACCAATTAAAACAAATAATTCTGATCCGTTAACTCCTCTTAATCAAAACTTTCTTACTCTAGAAGAATTCCAAAAGCACTATAAGATCTTTATTGATCGGGTTCAACAACAGCTCTCTACCCTAGGTGGGGGTGGTGAAACTAATCTGACTTTTATGGATGTTCCAATGACATCCGTAACTTCTTCTTTTTATCAAATAGTTCCACAAGACTATTATATTGGAGTAAATTTCTCAGGTGCAGTAACAATTGTACTTCCTAAAGCCGAAAGAGAGGGGAAGATTTTTGTTGTAAAGGACGAGTTAGGAGAAGCATCCAAAGGAACCAATCGATACATCACTATTTTACCATCAAGTTCAGATTTAATTGATGGAAGAGATCGGGCAATTCTTGCTTATAATTTTGGATCTCTTACCTTCATTTGGAGAAATAATTCTTGGAGAGTCATCTAAATGTCACACCTTTATGAACCATATAAACCTCAAGATGATGCTTTTGGTAGGGCAAGAGTTTCTGAGCCATTTACCCTAGGTGATTATAAACATCTTTATTCAATTGATCCAGATTTTATTGATGTTTATTCTGGAATCGGCGCCACATTGACTTTTAACGTCAACCAGGCAGCCGCGAATCTTCAATCTGGTATTTCTACTAATGGTTATACAATTCATCAGACAAAAAGATATCATCATTATATGCCAGGTAAATCTCAATTGATTTACTCCTCTTTTAACTTTGGACAACCTCAACAAAATGTAATCAAGAGGACCGGTTATTTTGATGATAGGGACGGAATTTATTTTGAACAGGATCAAAATGGAAATCTTAATTTTGTAATTCGTTCTTTTGTTAATGCCGGTATTGGTAATTCGGAAAGAAGAATTCCACAATCTCAATGGAACAAAGATCAACTTGATGGAAGTGGCGTCTCTGGATTTGATTTAGACATTACAAAAACTCAACTTTTCTTTACCGATTTTGAATGGCTTGGTGTTGGTAGAGTTCGTTGTGGATTTAGTCTTGATGGTAAGAATATTGTTGCACATGAATTTTATAATTCTAATAATGTTGATACCGTTTACATGTCAAATCCCAATCTCCCAGTAAGATGTGAAATTAGAAACACTGGAACTCAAGTTGGTGCTGGGGGGTCTTTTATCCAAATTTGCTCTACTGTGATGAGTGAGGGTGGTTATACAGAGGCTGGAAGAGAATTTTCTCATGCAACTTCTTTAAGATCTGTTGGTGTTGGATCAACAGTTCCTGTTCTGGCAATTAAACTTAAAAATTCTTTTAAAGGTTATCCAAATAGAGCTACGGTAAAATTAGAGGATATTTCAGTTTTTAGTGTTGGATCAAATATAAAGTATGAGGTAGTAAAAATTAATAGTGCCGTGGGTTTGAGTACAACCGGGACCTGGATTTCTGAACACCCCGAATCTGTTGTTGAATACAACCAAACTGCAACCGGAGTTGGAACAACTCTATTTGAGGATTTTATGAGTGGATATGCTTCTGGTGACAGTCAAAATGTAAATAAACCAGCCGCAACTTTTTCTAACATTCAATCTGGCCCCACATCAAAGAAAAATTTCTTGTCTCAGAACTATAATTCAACCAATTCTGAGATTTTTTCTGTAATAGTTACCAATATTGGTTCTAATTCAACAAATGTTGGTGTTTCTTTGAGGTGGAAAGAGATTTATTGACTAAATAGTTTTAATAAATAACTAAAGAAACCCCGTTAAAAATGTCGCTTCTTGATAAAAAATCCTCAGTAAAATTAAATTCTGGACAACTTGTTCAGGGAGTTGCTGTAGTTGATAGTGACGGAAATCAAGTTACTTCATTTGGGGGTAGTGGAGGTGGTTCTACAACTGTCGGGGTAGTAACAGTTTCTAATACCGTTTCTAATCCAGTTCCGGTTATTTCTGGACTAAATATTCCAAACCACAATAGAGTATCCCTTGCATATTCGGGATCTAATTTAGTTGGTGTCGCATACAGTTTTAATAATGTCGGTGTTGCTACTTTAACTCTTTCTTATGATGGGAGTAATAACCTTATTTCGGTCGTTAGGAGCTGATTTTTATGCAATATAAGTTCAACCCATTTACTGGAACCCTGGATGCGGCTGGCGGCGGCAACCCTGCTGGAAACAGTGGCGACATTCAGCTAAACCTGGATGGCGCCTTCGGTGCTGTTTCCAGTTTTCGCTGGATCACTGGTGAATTGCAGGTTCCGGGTGACATCAAACTTGATGACGGCGGCGGCTTCACTACAACAATTCAGTGTGTAACGCCGACCAGGAACAACACCATCTCATTCCCTGATCAGACGGGGACTGTGGCCTTGGTGGGCGGCTCTACTGGGCAGCTTGTCTACAACCTGGATGGTTCGTATCAAGGCGTCAGCACGATGACGTTTGATGGCACGTCAGTTACTCTGGCTGGCCGTTTGATCAACAGCTATACAAGTCTGGCTAGTGCTCCAGCCAAACATTTCACCGGCTCGTGGTTCACGGGCGGCACCAGCACAACCACCAAGCCGCACTTCCTGATCGAGCCTGCGGGCACTACGTCTACCGCCTGGAGCGCGTCTGGCACAGGCCTGGGGGTGAATGCGCCGAGTGGGTTTACCGGAAACCTGCTAGATCTGCAGTTGAATGGGAGTAGCTCTTTTGTTGTTAATCGCCAAGGAAGTGTAACTTGGAATGGTGTTCTTGTCACTAGCGCCGCTGAAGTCTCTTTGGCTGTTGCTGGCTCAAATCGCCTAAGGATATTCAGCAGCAGTTTTCGTTTCCGCTCTCCAGATATAACGCATTTTGGATGGGCGACGGATGGCGGTTTTGGAACTATGAAAACTGCTTTTTGGGATGAAGGCGCTGGCATATTCGCCCAGCGCAACAGTACCAATGCCCAATCCTCTCGCATCTACAACACCTTCACCACCGACACCAACTTTGAGCGGGCGAAGATTGAATGGGCCAGCAACATCCTGCGCATCGGCACCGAAAAAGGCGCAGACGGCGGCACTGCCCGAGATATGGAGTTTCAAACTGATGGCGTAACAAGGATCACGCTCAAAGCAAACGGCGCGATCCTGTTCTCTGGCATACCAACGACGAATCCCAACGTCGCGGGCCAGTTATGGAACGACGGCGGAACCCTGAAAATCTCTGCCGGTTGATCACCATGCCCCTTTCCTCTCTTACAATCACCCTCACCGACACCCGCCTAATTGATGGCTGGGTAGAGGCCTCCAATCGTAACGGCACCACGCCTGAGCAGCTCGCGCTGGAGTTTCTACAGCATCAAGGCCGAGTCTATGCCGACCTGAATCGCATCGGGTTGATCACCAGCTCTGGATTTATTCGCCGGTTCTCAGCCGCTGAGTACGGAGCGATTCTTGCTGCTGCCGAGCAGTCCCCGCAGGTGGCCGCCCTGGTAGATGAGTTGACCAACTCTCCCACAGTGGCGCTTGACGACCCCCGCCTTGAGCCTGGCCTGCAGGCATTGGCAGCCGCTGGCCTGATCGCTGCCGAACGCATCCCGGTGATTTTGGCGTATGCGCGTCCTGAGCCCGGAGGCCAGCGCCCTACCAATCCGCAGCGGTTTGACCTGTTCACAGCCCTGGACGGCAGCGAGTGGATCTACGA